GGACTCCCAATCACTGGGATCCGACCGACCCAGAATCACATCTAGTAGATCGTGATCTGGTGCCTCCGTATAGTATTGGAGTAGACTCTGCCAGCCCTCAATGGGGGTCCGAGTAACGCGCGTGCGCGGTACAAGGGCCTGGATCTCCTCTCTATGGAGTGCATCGTTCCATCGGCTTGGAAGCCCATGGTTTGATGTCCCACAGAAAGAAGCCCATCCGAAGGCTCCCGACGTCGCTGATACCACGCGAATTTTCTTTCGAAACTTCGCGGGCACTGTCGACTGAAGCCAACTAGCAGTCCTCCACAACCCCTTGAGAAAGAAGTTGTTAGAGGAGGCTACTGTTGACACCACCGACGTCGGGCGGGTCTCATCACAAACCTCCAGGACGTATGGGGGGGTCACGTCGACCCCCTTGAACGCATCCATCCCACAGCTCTCTCGAAAGTTACCCTCCGAGAAAGTTTTGTCTGGATTAACCTGGAGACCAAGCTCCGTGAGGAGCCCGGTGAGTACCTCACACACGTCTACGGGGACAATTAAATCATCCCCGTAAACTCGGACCTGTCTCGCAGCCGTCCTTAGAGTCGACTGTCCAAGCGTCCACCCGCGCACGTAAATTACGGCGCTGATGGCAGCGAGGGCATAGACAATGGACTGCACTGGGAAGGTAAGGGCAGATCCCATAGGTGCAAACTTGCGCAGTACAACGTACTTTGCAAGCTTCTTGTCAATTCTATTGACAAGCCACCTTGTTCTGACAGCGTGGAAGCTCGCCAATAGATCTCCGTGAGACCTAAAAGCGCGCTCAATGACGCTGCAAGAAAGCCGATCAGATGCCGACGACAAATCCATCGTCGCGCACAAGCCGGTTTCGGACGCTCTAAGCGCCTCATTTCTACTGTGCTCCTGGTTCGAGATATCGACACAGAGGCCAAGTATCGATGAGCGGATCATACTATCAAGCTTTCGCATGAGAGCTTGCTGCATCCATTGGTGAGCAGTTGGTTCCGCGGCGATGAGCCGTGGCCCCTTCTGCGTCTTTGGTACAGCAATCAGTTTGGACGGGGCTTCGTGGCGCCTGTTGGCCCACTTAGCTTCACCAGACTGCAGATCTTCTTCAAAGGCATTGAGGTTGGCATAGCCAAACTCGCTGACTGGGAAGAACGCTTCGAGTTTCGCAGGCCACGTCGGAAAGGAGTACTTTGACCCTCCCTTCATGTCTGCGACTACCCCAGGTCCATGTTTAGGCCTGAGCTCCCCCAAGTCTAGGGGACCGAACGACGAAACTACTCTATCGCACACGCGTTGGAGCAGCTCCAGAAGTCCGGGTGAGCACGCTGGCAGCCGTTCCTCATTAAAGAGGCCCAGCTGTTGATTCCAAAATCCTGGCTTCGGTATGTAGTCCAAGAAACTTGGCCTACTGTCCGTTACCAGATCGAAATTGAAATCATCTTCATCCCAGGGTTGGGTATGAAGGCGCATGCTCTGCTCGATGCTATAAAACTCCTTCACGGTCTTGTAGACCATGCGAGGAGTACAATCCATGCGGATCTTCTTTCCTACGTAATAGAAAGTACGTAAGAGGAATACCGCCTGGGTGTCAGCATCAGGCCTAAGAGCACCTTTATCATCGAACACTCTCAACATCAGCCCCGAGAATAGTCCCGGAATTGGTGTTCCCTTTCGCCTTGGCTTGTTAAGGGCCTGGCGGCTGGGTTGGTAGAGACCTCGGGCAAGACATTTATCGAAATGCTTGCCCGCGGCCGGAAGGTCCTTGGTTGCGAAACCAGAACCCCGGTGTTCTAGACCAAAACGGAGGCGGGACAAGTCTCGCGTCCATTCTGCGGCGCTCGAGGGGTACTCGACTGCACAATCTTCTAAGATTGCGCGATAGAGACCCTCGAGGAAGCTAACGTAGCTTTTCATCAGTTGATACCTCTTTAGGTTTCGACATGATCTACGTGACCAGCTTGACCGTTATAAAATAACAGAGACGCGTTGTGACACCTCATTGCTGAGAGGGCAAATGCCCAACGCCTCTGCCAGTGCGACTTTCTCTTGGTCCTAGAAGACAAAGAGGGTGCAAGCACCCCCACCCAAGATTAGATCGCGATCAACGCCTAACAAGGCGAACTCAGAGTCACTAGGACTCCTTGTTCATCACCTTGTCAAGAACAGCGCTAGTCTCGAACGCGTTAAGCGCAAGAGTCAAGTTCCGCGCAGCCGCCGGGTCCCCACCTTTCTGGTGACGGATAACCGTATACGACTGGTAGACCTTGTCGCCGTTCACAGCATCGAACTCCGTCCGCGTCAAGTCGACGTGGTGGCGAACGTACTGTGGCATTCCAGGTTTTGCTGTCTCATCCTGGTGCCGAATCCGCAGACTATATTGAATAGTGCTGCTAAGGAAATGGTACTCGGAAGAGTAGTTGTCCTGGTTGATCTTCGCCAACGTGGTAGCAACCGCGTTGAACGTAACTGTAACGGTATCGCCGATCATGTGTTCCTCGTAGAGATTGGTTACCTGCGAGTGCTGTAGAGCACAAACAGGGATGCCAGTATCGACAGCCGCCTACCGTCCAGGAAAGGAAGGTTGGCGGTCAGAGTTGGGGTACCTCCTATCGTTCGCGTTTTGGTTATACGCGTGGACGATCCGCTACTATAGGAGTTCCACCCTCCGTCAGTCCCCCACGACCAGTTGGTCGCGGGATAGATAACGGAAGTGACATCCATCCGCATGATGCAGATGTGAGTCGCGGTGGCGGGAACGACATTACGATGCGCCGCTAGGTAGTCACCTATCGACGTAAAGTAATCGATTAACCACGACCAGGGTAAAGCTTCCCAGACCGTGGCAATCTCGATCCCTAAACCCAGCGCCGCTCGGAAAGCGAGCGCAGGGTCTCTATAGTAGTTACTTGTTGGTGACAGGCTAGGTTTCCACCTAACCGATCCCCAGAGCTTTCCTGAGTAGGATCGCTGCTGGATCACCGACCATCCGCTTTGGATCTCGACAGATGCCGAGGCCATCGTGGCTGATCGCGTTGCCAACGTAACATTGCGGCGTAGACCTCCCTTGGAAACCAGCTTTGCAATCTCTTTCGACTTCTTGTCGTAGTGGGATGCAAAGTCAAGCAAGGTTCCTAAGTCCTTGATTAGAGGAAGCCAGCCGAATTGGACAGAGAGATTACCTCCTGCCAACTTAGCTAGACCTCGCCCGGCAAGCCGGACAAGCTTAGGTAGGTCTCCGAGCTCGAACAGAAACACGGGCAAATCCATGGCCGGCCTTGATGGGCTAGTTGCGGATAAGAGACGTGTAACTGGGTCGAACCCGAAACTCCACGTCGGAAGTGCAGGGATACGTCCTATCACATTCCCCTTCGCAGTGATGTACTCCGGTGGATAACCGACGTACTTTATATACGTAGAGGTTGAGTTAGGCCGATAACGACCGTTAAACTCGCCAGAGTCATGAAAGTACTCTGTCAGAGAAAACGGGTTCGCGCCACCGTAATTACCGGTGACGTCCGTGCACGCCACGTCGCCAGGCCAAGAACTCGCGTTCTTGGTGGAAATGGCGCCGCCTAGAGTCCGAGACTCGGTGTAGCCCGAATTAACGGGACCACTGCCCGTCTTGGTTCTAGTACGTGTAGTCAAGAGTTGATACCTCAAGAGGGACCTGAATGGACGAGACAAGTCTCGCGGAGGCCGGACATCCGG